AAATCGTTCCCGCTTTTACTGGTCCCGAAAAAGTAGTATTTGCCATATTAATATCCTCCTAGATATCTGAATACTGTCCCTAGGGTTGTCGACTATACGCGTCAGCATTCATCATTTATTAAATGTATAGTGACTAAAATATATATGATTTTTGTATAGAGTGCAAGAGATTACGTGTTAGGTGCCACATCTCTCAAATTATTTGCTTGAATATACGTAACTGTTACAGTCGCTTGACCTGTAGTTGATGTTGTCCCTACTGTTATAAGAGTAGCAGTTACTTGCGTATCTTGACTAACACGATCCATATTATCAAAAGCCGAACTTTGTTGTGTGTGATCTGCCACAACTTTAGCGTTCTGAGCCGCAGTATAAAAAGCTGCTGTTGCTCCACCTGAATCAGTTTTACCAACCGACATAGTTGCACTAGTTCCTGCGTCGCTGCCTATTGCAAAACGCATTAGTACTTCTACTATTTGTGAATTTTTAGGTATTACACCTACGTCGTAAGTATTTGTTCCAGCTGCTACTGCCATACTAATCATTATTGATTGAGACATTACAACTTGACCTGTGTTTCTTATATCCTCACCAAGTGTTGTTCCTGTTGTGTTTGAAATCGTTCCAGCTTTAACCGGTCCTGAAAATGTAGTTGTTGCCATAATGTAATATTTATATCTTATTTTTGAGTAGAGTGCAAGAGAGCCTAAGGTATTTATGCATTTCAGCGATGTAGCTTTTGATTAAGTAGCTACAGAAACTTGTGGAGTGACATCCTCAACTTGATTTTGTCTATGTGCAATAGCTGCTTCTTCCAGCTTGATGTCAGTAATGACTTGTTTAACTTTGTCATCAATTCTAACCATCTCAAGAGTGTATCTATCATTAGACAGATGCTCTTGTTGCCACTTCAACTCCAAGGACCTTTTTTGTTTGTATAGGTCTTGTATCATCAATAACCTCCTCATAAGTTATTCGATTTATCTCGTTATTATAGTTGTTTCCGAGATACTCCCATTTTATACTCTTTTCTCCTAGCTTGTCAAGTATTGCTTTTTCAACACTTTCAGCCGTATCTTCATCATGTTCAATAGTAAATACTGCATGATGGTCGTAAGCCCAGATATTTATGAGAGTCTTTTTCATTTACACACCTTTTTAGTTAAAAAAAGGGCCGTTTTTAGGCGGCCCTTTAAATTATTTATTATACCGCGTCTGATCCAAATACGCCTCTTGGATCAGAAAATCCAAATACGTATCTTTCTCTAGCTTTGTATCTAACGTTACCAGTATCAAAGTCGCCTTCCATAGAAGTTTTGATAGGTGATCTAACGAAATGTTTAAGACCATTAGGTACATCAGTTTTAATGAACCATTTTTTATTAGAAGTTAAGAAGTGGTTAACTGTGTAACCTTCAGGAATCATTCCCATATTCTTAACTGCATTAATGTCATTATCTGCAGTACCTGTTCTACCTTCAGACTTCATAAGTCTGTCAGCAGTAAACTGAAGCGCAGAAGGAATTACTAATTTCATTCCTCTAGCCGCAATTTTTAGGCCTCTTTCATCAGTCATAGCTGCGATGTCAATCAAAGCTTGTTCTAATGAAGTTTCGTTTAAGTCAGAAGCAACTGCTAACTCATTACTGAAAGTTCCAGCAATAGTTGGGTGATTTGTAGCAAATAATGCTACTCCGTCACCACCAGCAAAGTTTGCATTGAAACCATTGTTCAATACAGCTGCTGCTTTAACTTGCTTAGTGTTTGCCATAGATCTTGCTAACGCTTTTGTATATCTAGACGCAAGTCTGTCATACAAGTTATCTTCGATAGCTTCTTCTGTGATTGCAAACGCTAATGCGATTGTTTCGTTAGTGTAACGTGCTGTGAAAGTTTCTTGTGCATCGTCGAACTGAACGCCTTGGCCTTCAGGTTTAACTGCTGCATTTGCAAAACCAGATAACATTACTTCTTCTTCGAAAGCTCTGTCAGATGATTCTGTGTCAAAAATTTCAGCATGCTCGTTAGCATACGATTTGTACTCTAGTCCGAATAAAGCATTCAAACCAGGTTCTAGTTCTTTAACTAGTTGTGCTCTTGATATAGCCATAGTTTATTTCTCCTTATTCGCTATTAGTTGTACAATGCTGAGGCTGGTTGAATAACAACGACAACTTGAGCGCCTGCAGTTAGCAGATCGTCTTGTTCTTCGATGTTAGCATTTCTTACCATTCTAAACATTCCATTTGTTGCACTTGCGCCGTTAGTCGCTACTGAAAGAGTATTTCTAGACAGTCCGTCTATAGCGTCGGCATCAACTTCATCAATTGGGTTGAAGAAGTTTCCACTGTTAAGTAATGCTTGAGCTGCTGCGGCAGAGCCAGCAAGAGCTGCATTTAATCTAACAGTATATTCTTGTGCAGGGTTAGTATTTGCAAAAGCAGTGATATTATCACTACCTGTGTTGTAGTCTTTACTTGTTGTAACGCCAGCAACAACTGAGTTTGCAAAAGTTGGTTTTCCAGTAGAGTCAATATAAAAAGCTCCGTTGAAAACACCAGCAATCAAACCAGTAGCACCTACGTTATTTGCCCAAGCTTTTCCACCTACGACTCCATCATCCATCACTGCTTGTGCAGCGTTTTGTAGGAATCCTTGGTTACCTGCAGATTGTATATTTACAGGATCACCTTTGAAAGTAGATTTGCCAGGAGCAGTTTGGATTTGAAATTCAGACTGACCACCTGTAGCTGGAGTATTTCCAACTGTCATAGTCTGTCTAAAGCCAAAACCTTTTCTATCCGATTGTAGCATATGTTTTTTCCTTTATTATGTACCTGCCCCGAGGGGCCTCCAGTACGGATTTATTTTATTTTTGTTGGACTTAGAAATTGCTAAATAACTATTTCTTTGTACCACCAAAAGTTACACGAGTTTGCCTTTCACTATTGATTGGCATACTTGGGTGCTGGTCCTTCAAAAGATCGTTGTTGATAGCATCATCTTTGTCTTTAGTCTGCTGATCATAATAAGCTTCAATTTGCTTTGCGATCTCTTCTGGTATCTTAGCCAGCAATAAGCCTCCTACTCCGATAATTCCCGCATACTTACCTGTGGTTTCAGTTGGAAAATCTTGATCTGGATAATCTTCAGCTCTCACTAATTCATATCCTTCTCTTAAAGATGCTGCTATGTTTTTCGTATCGTTGAATCCCATAGTTTCAGCTCTTATCCATCTGTGTCTATACCCTGCAGGTGGTTCGGGTGCATCGAGTGATGAGGGTGGAGTCCAAGTTTTTGTAGCTGTTGTTTTAGCTCTTGTTTGACTCGCACGTGAGGTTTTTATATCTTCGTTTTTCATTTTATGCTCCTTCCGTGATTTTTAATTGTTTTGCATAATCTTCTAATGGCACGCCTAGTCTTTTAGCAATTGCTACCTGTGATGGCGAGAGTTTCACAGTTTTATTTTTGCGTCCAGTTGAGCTCGAACGTCTAGCTGATGCTACATTCTGAACAGGTTTTGTTCTTTCTGTAGTTGAACTGTCTATCTTATCAAACTTATGGGGAAATTCAAGTCTTATTCTTGAATCTACTTCTTCATAATATTCGTCAGATTGAGGGTCATATCCTTCTTGTTCTACAAGCGTTTTATGTAGATCAAAGGCAGTATGAGTCATAGCTGAATCACTACCAAACCAAGAGTTATCTCTAGCCCAAGCTTCTGCTTTAGGGTCAGTTTGTTGTCTTCTTGGTGTAGGTGCTTGATATACAGGTCTTTCTTTTTTAGGAGCTTCTTCATTAAGTGTTTTTAATGCTCCTAATCTAGATGCATCTTGTGCAAGTTTAGCAATTTGTTCTTGTGCTGCAACTTGACCATCAACATCTCCTGCTTCAATAGATACTTTTAATGCTTGTCTTGCAGCATCCATATTTGTAGTAACTCTTGATTCAAACTCTTTTACGTAAGATTTGTCTAAGTTAGAAAGTTTAGATTCCATTCTATCTTTATCTAATTTAGCAGCTTGAGCAAATTGAACAGCTTCTTCTCTCTGTCTTTCTGCTTCTCTCATTTTACGAGTTAATTTAGCAATACGTTTTTGAACGCCATCACTATATTCTTTTAACTCATCTTTTTCTTCAGTCTTTTCAAGCTT